AACTCTAAATCACTTGCAAAATCTCTTAGGTCAAATGACTCAGGGTAAACAATCTCACCATCAAATACTTTATTCTGCCACTTAGCAAACAATCTCCATATCTGTTCTTCTGCATTTTCTAAGTAATCAGCTTTCTCACTAAGTCTTGCATTTAATAGCTGAAATTCTGTCTGTAATGCTATGCCACTTTGCACTCTATCTGTGCTTGATCTAACTGCACCCATGTGTGTAATTCTATTAATAGCTTCTACCTTCATGTTTATATTGTTCATAATGCTGTCTAATGACTGTGAACTTGGCTGTATAATATAAGGTTTTAAGTTAGGGTCTAAATCTTCAGGCATTTCTATAATACTACCTGCTCCTGCACTAGCTTCTACATTAGGTGTTTTTACTAATGATGGGTGATTAGATAATCTAATTAGCTGTTCCATCTCAGAATAGTCGTTGTAGATAGACTGTTGCAATTCTGCAACATCATTGAGGTCAGACATACCAATGCCTCTTTTTTGTGATTTCTGATTGTATAAAACAACAGCAGGTATTTCACCTAAAGCATTAGGTACTTCATCTAATAATATAGGCTTCGTTACTGCATATTCTTTTTTAAAGTCGTTTATTCTGTATGTAGTAATATCTTCTAATGACCAAACCTTAATAATTGCGTCATCATCTAATAAATCTTCTAATAATGTTAATGATGTAAGATAAAATCTACCATTAGCTAATCTTTCATACTTCCAATTTAATACATTCTCAGGAGTATAAATACTCATGTATGGTCTGATATCTTGCTGTAGTTCTTCTGCTCTTGTGCCTGTTATTACATTAGGCTTATCAATAATACCCCAACAAGTACCATAGATACTTGCGTTGACTTGCATTTCTCTAATGATGTTATTAAAACTTCTACCATCTAAATCTGCATCATTTATAAATGATTGTAGTTCTACATCTCCATTCATAGAACCATAATCTCTTGTAGGTGGAACTCTAAATAGAAATGATGAATAAATCTGAACTACATTCTTACAATGATTATCAATTGGTGTGTTACTTGCTCTCTTACTGTATTCTTCGTCTGACTCTAATGTATATCTATTTAATAGAAAACCATTTTGGTAATCCTGTCCACCAAGAAAAGAACGCAAATGAAAGTTCCAATCATTGAACTTTTCATCATAATTTATATGTCTTTCAGTTAAAAAATCTCTTGTATAACTAGCCATTATGACCACCTCTTAGGTCTTGTTGGTGTAAAGTTTCTGCGTAATGGGTATAAATATTCTATCATGTAACCTAATGCGTCATTAAAGTGGTCAAACCCACTATCCTTATCAGGAAGTGTAGTTCCCTCTTTATAAATTTGCCTCTCTAAACTCTTTATACTATTTTTACAACTATTGGCAATAAATAAACTAAAATTACCATTTGCATTTTTTAATTTTGTGTTAACGCTATTTACTCTATCTCTTATTGATGGGTGATTGTTTCTTACTCTAATAGTAAATCCTGCATTTTTTAATATACTTAAATCTGTCACACCACCTGCTGAAGTCTTTCTTTGTTTACTTGCAGGGTCAGGATATACAATAATATTATAACCCTTATATCTGTTTTGTATTTCTTCTGCCATTTCTTGTGTGTTACTAGAATAGATTTGTATTTCATCATAAATAAAAACATTATCCTCTTTAATCTCTGAGATAACACATACCATAGGATCGATATTAAAGTCCATACCTACATGTATTGTTTTTGTTTCAGGAATATAATTATCAATAACTGTATTGTCTCTATTAAAGTTATAATAGATTTGTCCTGCATAATTAACAAATGACGCTAAATATTCTTGCTCAAAGGTTCTTTCATCTAAATCATTTCTTGCCTGTTCAATCTCATTAGCTGATACTTGACCACCTTCTAATGTAGTATATTTAAAACTTGACCAATCTTTATTGTCTTGGCTTTTAGTAAATAAATCATAACTCCAATTACCTCTACCCTTTGGTGTTCCTGTAAATAAAGCACTACCATTTCTATCTGATAAAGTAGGCCTTAATACTTCATACCAAGCATAATCTTTAATATCTGCAAATTCATCTAGCACTAAAAAATCTAAACCAACACCTCTTAGTGATTGCTCATTATCTGCACCTCTTAGTGATATTGTTGAGCCATTCTTTAAATTAATACTAAGGTCAGAACCATTAACAGAACTGACCCATTTATGTTTATACATTCTATCAAGTAGGTCTTGCCACACTATACCTTTAGCCATTCTATAAGATGGAGCAACATACCAACATTTCTTTTTAGGATATCTAGCAAATCTTGCTAATTCGTTAATAGCTAAAAATGTTTTACCAAACCTTCTACCTGATATCAGTACTCTAAATCTTGCAGTATCTTCTATAACTTCTTTTTGTGGTTTGGTTAAACCCATTAATCATAAGACCATGGCAAGGGTTGATTATCTTCGCTTGTTTCAAGTTTATCTTTTTGACCTAACATCTGCTTACCTAACCATATTAACATAGTTGTATTTCCTGTTTGGCACTTTTCCCATTGCATTCTTCGTAATGACATTTTTCCCTTATCTCTGCCCTTTTTTAAGTACTCGGAAAAATTATCTGCTAAAGTGTCTGAATGACAGCCTACAATGGTTGATATTTCTTCATTTGTGCAGAATATTGATGCTAATTTTTCAATCATATTAATATCTAGTTCTTTTTTAGGTCTACCGACCTTCTTCTTTTCTTTTTCCATTTTTATTTCCTCTTTGAGCCGAGTGTGGCTTTTGTTTATTTTTCATACCATAATATAATATTATTTGCCAATACTTTACTATCCCCAATAGAATTTAAAGTGTGGTTTTCTATGCTATTATTAAATGCTTTTTTAATGTTTGCAATTTTTGTTGCTCTACCTTTAATAAATTTATCTGATTGATTATCATTCCTTTCGTTATGCCTTCTTTTTAACTCTATATCTGTTTGGTTTAAAATAATTATTCTTAGTTTGTAAATAGCATTAAGATGCGTTAAATTTTTTAATGTAAATAATCTATCGCCCTCAAATAATAAATTCCTATTATTTTTTTCTGCGTATATTAAAAAATGTGGGTTAACTGCCATAGATAATTTATCAGTTCCCTTAAAAATATCTGTATTATTATATAATCCTAATAATGCTAAATTTTTGTTTTTATCATAATGACCTCTAAGTAGGCCAAACTTTAGTGCAGTTGTATTTAATCTTTCATAAATTAATTGCATTAAAGTTGTTTTGCCACTTGCAGGAAGGCCTCCAATAGCTAAACATTTCATTTATATTTGATTCTTTGTAATTCTTCTTTTGCACTNCCACAATCTGTCATTTTTTTTCTAAAGTAACATACTATAGATATTCTTTCATAAGGTCTGTCAGCAACTATTGCAGTGTTTGCATGNAGTTCATGNACATCAAATAAAGCTAAATCACAGTTTCGCACATTAACTGCTACACCATACTTTGGAATAACAGTATATCCCCCACTATATTTTCCTGTTTCTAATACAGCTAAATTTCCAAACCCCTCAAACAAATCACCATTATCATAATGACAAGCAGTTCTAAAATTTTTATTAACTGTAACAGTTGTAAATACTGTATTTTGTATTTTAAAATCTTCATGCGTTTTATCCCAAACATTTTTTTGATTTTGCCATCTGTCAGGTAAATGTTCTTTAAATAATTTAGAAATATATTGTATATACGGCACTGCTTTTTTATATGTTTCAAAATGTTTATATGTAAATTCAGTTGTACGACAATAGGGTATTCTTGTATATCTATCAGAAAAACCAATTATACTTGAATTTACTTGTTTTGCTTTTGGTGAATTAGATAATGTTCCATCTTTTTTTAACGGAATAAACCTATTGCCACTTAATAATTTTCCAACAGTCATTCCATCAATTACATCACCTATTTTAGCATTCAAAGGACCTGCTGCTTTTCCACGATTGTTTGATTTGTTAACTGCTTTTTTTAAAGAATAATAAGCACTTTCTGCAATGTTACTTGGTATACAATTTTTAATAAAAACTGCTATTGGCTTACCTTCTTCGTTATAAGCAATAGTATCTTCCTCTAATAAATAATCTATATAACTTTCATCAATATAATTACCCTCTAAATTTTTTAATTGTTCGTCTGTTAATTTACGAGGTAAGATTATTTTTTTCATTTTGTATCGCTGTAAATACAGTATCAGTCATATTGTCTGTACCATATTCTTTTTGTAAAAATTCAACCATTGCTTTAAATGCAGGTTCTGTTTCTGAATTTAAAAATAACTGTACCATTCTAACTTGTGATGGTGGAGCTTCTATACCATCACCAATATCTTCTACTAAATCATTAGGAGCGTCAAACTTTGGCTCAAATGTAATTATTTTTTCTAATTCTTCTTCACCAAATCCTAAACTTAACAGGTCATAATTAATATCAAGTAAATCGGTAAATTCTGTATTTAATTTATTATAATCCCATTTACTATCCTCGCTTAACCTATTATCAGCTATACGATATGCTTTTGCTTTTGCAGGGGATATGTCTGCAATTAAAACAGGTACAGTACTAAGGCCTAACTTTTGACTAGCACCAAATCTAGTATGGCCAACTATTATAACCATATTCTTATCAACAACTATGGGTTGTTGGAATCCAAAGTCTTTTATAGATTGTGCAACCTTATCTACATTTAAATTTTTTCTAGGGTTTTTTTCGTATGGAATTAAATCCTCTATGTTTATTTGTTGTATATTCATTAATGATATGTAATTAAATTTTCATCTACCCTATATAATCCTAGTTCACTTAAAATTTCATCTATCAATGCTTCAGCTTGTTTTTTATCAGGGAAATTGGCAAATTTCAAGATAGCAGAATGGCTTCCATCTTTTTCTTCTATAATAATAAAGTTTTGAGTGACTTCCTCATTCTTCATACCTTAATTGGTACATTAGATATTATAATTTAACAATAATAAATAATCTTAATTTCTTATCTTTGTGCCACTGTTCCACGCCTATATCTTTGGTACAATGGTACAAGAAAAGTCTCTATAAAATTTTCTATGTAGATTTCTTTAATTTTTTTACACTAAAATATTTACTGTGTAATATTTTATCCACCCTTTTAATTTCCTTGATTTTTTTTAATCTAGCCTTCTCATAGATATAACTTTTTTCACTCATTAATTTTACCACCTGTTAATTTTTTTCTTTCTTTTTCTATTTCAGGTTTAATTG